ATACTATTTGTTTTCTTTCTATCCACAACTTCTTGTACTATCTCGACATCATTAAGACACTCGTTCCTAATAAAAGTTAAAGGTGCATTTGGAATTAAAGGATAATATTTTCCTCCAACTTCTACCCACACATAACCATTTCTTTTAGCACACGTATATGGCGAGAAAGCATCTATTACTTCTGACGTACCAACACTTGGATAATCTCCTACGTCAAGAGTCACTCTGCCATCATGGTAGTAAGTAACATAATCGGTGTTATAACTATTGGAACTATAACCATAATAAATAATTTTAAACACATCTACTTCTTCAAAAGGATCAGGATCTGTTACTTTGACAATACGATACTCTGTGGCTCTCCTATTTCCAACAGGTCTTACATCTTCCTCACGACCACGAATAGGTTTTACACTCTCCCATCTATTTTTTGCTTGTTCATAGCTACATATAGCGTGTTTATAATAAGCACCTTGTGTGCAATTACTTGGTCTAAATTCATATGTTGGATTACTCATTTTCACTCTCCTCTAAAATATTAATCTCAGCTTTGGCGTTCTCAATACAAGCATCTGAATCAATCACACCTATACCTTTCTCGTAAACAACTACCTCTCCATCTTTGTCCACAATGTCGTAAACATACTTTTTTATTCCTGTTACCATGTTGCAACTCTCATAAGGGAAATCCATAATTGCGGATACAATTATGTCGTAGCCTTTGTACTCAACAAGATCGCCTTTCTCTATCATGGTTTTACGAATGTGATTAACAAGGTTTGTTTCCACTTTCATACTGGCTCTCCTTTTTTAATTATTTCCATGATGCTGTCTGCTTTCTCCAGTAAACCTATGTGAACACCAATCTCTATGTCGCTGATATCAGGGTTTTCCTTTCTTATTTTGCTAACAAACGCTTTAGTATCTGTTCGCATCAGTTCGGCATCAGGATAATCAGTTTCAAGTTTGCAACACTCCTCAATGTCCTTTATCATACTGGCTCTCCTTTTCTTCTACGTACACTTGTTCTAGGTAGTTTCAAACTACTAGGTTTAAATGCTCTCCAAAGTTCATTCAATGTAAAAAATACTAATCCTCCAACAGCCATAAGTTTAAGCATATCTCCATAGTTGAAATACGTTATGGCATCTATACCCTCTGGTAAGTAGTAGTCCAATGGCTTTACCCAATAGACAAACTGACTCGTTGAAAGAAAAGTAGTCAACGCTACTAGAAATATTAAAAACGCACATTTTCCTTTACTCATCTTCACTCTCCTCTCTTATATGACATCCAATTTTTTAACATGTCTTTAGCTGTAGCTTTATTAAAACCAAACTCATTCATCAAGTTGTGCCACGCACCATACATATTCGTTGTGCCAGACTCCCTTAAATCATCAAGAAACTCAAAGGTTAGTTCTGTAACTGTCCTATCACATTTTTGTACTTCACTCATCTTCACTCTCCTCTGGTTGATTAAAAACTACTAGGTGTAGGGAAAAACCATCTTCCTGCCCTTTCCAGTTAAACTCCCAATCCTCTCCAAAATGTTTAGTCAATAACGCACCCAACTCCTCATCAAATTCTTCACTCATCTTCACTCTCCTTTTCTTTTGGCACGCTAATAGTTATGTAATCAAAATCGTCATCCGATTCTATGCTTACTTCAAAATTCCAATCCCCAAGAAGATCTTGTCTAAGTACATCATGAAGATGTGAATTAAACCTCTCACTACCTATTTTCACTCTCCTTGTTCTCACTTCTTCTAAAATATCGTAGTGGTTTGAATCATCATCACTCATCTTCACTCTCCTTTAGTCAATATCAACATAAACACTCGTACCAACACCTGCAACTATCTCGCTACTTGTAATACCCCAAAATACAGGGCAATCCCATTTACCCCAATTACCAACATATCCATCTGTGAACATAACAACGCATTGTGGGTTGATGTTTTTGTCCTTGATGTACTCTGGTACGCATCTTGGATCAGTACCTCCACCACCTCTAGGTTTAGTTGATGAGATAATATTATCTAACTCATGTTGTTCGTATGACTCAGGTTGTTTGATGCTTGTATCCCAATACACAAGTTCAACTTTTTCTGGGTTAATATCCTTGCATATCTTAGTCACTTCTCCCAAGAACGCTGATATTTCGTGTTGACCAATAGAACATGATGTGTCAATACCAATAAGCAATTTGCCTGCTGATTCGCCAACAAGTGACGGCAAGTAAATGTCTTGATGTATCCACCTACGATTTGGTCTACGCCATGAAGATACTTCTCTGTCAGAATTGTTGCTAATTAGAAAGAGTCGCATCATTTCTTTCCAATCAATCTTTGGCTCAAGAATCTTCTCAACACCTCGTGGTACGTTGCCACTCATTTTCTGAGCCAACATCTTACCTTGACGTAACGCTGTGTCGATTGTTTCTCTTATTTCTTTTGCCTTATCCTCGTCTTTAGACATTTCTTCTGCCTTATCCCACAAGTGGCCATCAAGTGTTTGCCCATCATTGCCACCGCTTGATTGTTGCCCCTCTTCTTGAGAATCACTACTAGAGGTTTCTCCATTACCTTTTCCTTTACCCTTTCTCTTACCTTGTTTGTATAGATCATCAAAGATTGTCTTGGTATCTTGAATGACACCATTGACCCTGTACTTGTCATCACACAACGCACCCTCGATAGGCTCAAGAAATTTCTCACTTGGATCAATGTCATACTTGATAGTGAGATTGTTAAAATGATCGGTAGCCATATTTGCACACATGGGATCTTTCTTACGTAGTGGTTGCCACACGATTAGGTGCATAGCCACAATGTGCATAATCTCGTGCATAATGAGATATCTAAGTTGACCATCAGTAAGACCTTTGACGAAATCATCATAGAACCAAATGTTGTACCCATCTGTACACGCAGTTCTACAAAGACTTGCATCATCAGTAATAAACATAGGGCAACTTAGAACCAATGGGGAAAACATAACTGTGCGTTTGTCACTTGTCAGACTTACTTTTTGCCTGACAATGCGTTTGGTTGTGTCTAGTCTTGCCATCTCTACTCTCCTTAAAGATTAAACTTACTAAGAACATCATCAATATTTCGCTTGACAGTATGTCTTACAGAATCACTTTCACGTAACTGTTTCGCATCACAATTAGCCACCGCTTTTTGTGTTTCATTGATTAAGTCAGTAATGCGTGGATCATCTGTAAGATTTAAGTCGTGTGCTACTGAACACAAGTCTGTGATGTTGGTAACGATTGTGTCTTTGAATGACTGATGATAGATAGTGTCGGTCTTTGTAACTTTAGGTACTGGCAAGTCTGCAAGTCTTTCACTTGCTTTTACCAAACCATCTTTGATATCGTCACAAAGTTTTGTCATAGACTCAAACAACTGATTCTCTAACAACCTAGTTTGTTTCGCTTGTATATCCACCAACACATCATTGGCAACTTGTACTTTGAAATCGCCATCAGGCACTTGTAGATAATCATGACGAAAATCAAACCTGTACCTCAACTCATCTGGGTGTGGGTAGTCTGCTTGTGTGATTGTATCTTTCCAACCATCTCTCGAATGTTGTTTCCAGTAATCTATGGAAGATAAAACAGACTTCTCATAGTTATCTTCTTCAAGAAACTTACTCCAAGCATTGGTATACAAGTCCTCAAACTGATTCATCTTTGACACAAAGAAATCAAATCGTTTCATGGATAGCAACTTCTCTCCATGTGACCACACGTTGGTGTGTTTGTTTACGAATGATCGTGCATCACTATCAACTCTTGTGATTGCTTTAAATCTTTCGTCATTTTGAAACAGATTGACTTTCATCAACAACCCACGTGTGTCAGCAATCTTTGTTTTCTCCTCATCACAAGACTTCTTGCCGTCCCACTTGGATATGCCAAACCTCACAATTACACAACGTCTGTATAAGTTGGTAACTGACTCAGCGACTTTGCTTGTAGATAATTCCATTTTCACTCTCCTTAATTAATAAAAAATTACTCTCGGAGTACTCCGAGAGGGAAACAACAACTACAATTAAGTAAACAACCACTTCATTTCAATAGCACGTTTTTTAAACGCATCACAATCAATAGCAATCACTTGCTTTTCTGCACTAGCCATGACTGATCTATAAAACACACCCTCATACTCAGGGTCATACCTTTTGAAATACGTAACCAAACTGTCAATGATGTTTTCATCAAGTAACGTCAACGCTTTTGTGACTACCATAAACTTAACTGCAACATCTTCTTGTTTAGGTAAAGGTGCGTTCGCAGGGTCGGTAACAACCTTATTCCAATTAGGCATCTTGTCAGCAAACTTCTTCAATGCCAACAAAGTCTGTGAAGCATACGTACCAAAAGCACCCTTGAGCATACCTCTCAACACACGCTCAGAAACCTTGTCACTTTTCTTGATGATCTTACTCGCCATCTCTAATGTGTATGGGCATACAAACGCTTCCACACTTGGTTCTCTTGCAGGGTTGAATATCATCTTGTTGTCATGCCCCTTTGTATATGAGTCTAGGCAGTTTGGGTTTTCTTTGACAAAATAAATAATGAGTGGATCAATGCCGTTGTCTATTGCCCATGAACCCCAACTGTCAGGTTCGATCTCATTATTGAGTGGGTTAAGTCCTGCACGTGGCTTTTCTACTCCCACTCTGACAGTACGTCTTTTGATGAAAGGTTGCGGTTTATCTCCACACCCATCAGTTTCAAGGTTAGATGCACAAAATACTATCGAACCCTCTGGTGCTACCCAATCATTGAGCCTACGATCTTGAAGAAATGATGCGACTGCGTTTAGTACAGTCTTAGGTGCTTTGTATATCTCATCAAACATAATACAAACTTTCTTACCTTTAAACTGTGAACCAAAATCAGCATTGGGTACAAACTTACTTACTGTGACACCCTCGATCTTTGTCACAGTTGGTAATGCAAGATCGCCAACGTCCATACGTCCCATGTCAAAGATGTGATAGTGGTAATCATCAGTACCAAACACCTTTTTAAGTCTGCCCATTGATGCGGTCTTACCAATTCCCGGTTCTCCAATACCATTGATAGTTATTTCATTACCATAAGTTGCGATAGCATCAGCAAAATCATTTACTGACATATCTCCCAAATCTGCTGCGTAGTCTTGTTTAGACATAATTACTCTCCTTTTAATTAAGATTACTCTCGGAGTACTCCGAGAGAGAAACAACTTGTTATATACATATGATATATGTATACCTTTACATTGTCAACTACTCACACCTCCTTTCCTATATGCCACTTGCGGTCTAAAGGTAGACCCCAAAATGTGTTTGCAAGTTTATCTCCAAACCTTGCGTATTTCTTACACCTCAACTCATGGTCAAGACGTTTATCTCCTGCTTCTTTTTTCCCATAAAAATACCCACGGCTAGGAGTCCAGAACTTGACTTGTCGCCTACACACAGTCCTTTTCATAGGTAGTGGGCTACGTTTGGCTAATTGAAAATAACGTATAAATCTCATCACTCACACCTCCTCATTTTTTATGTACAGTTCTTAAATCATCTGGGTTGTGTACGTACTGATACGCTCCCTTATTAAAACCAATCGTTACTGTATGCACTTGTGGATTTTTCCTATCTTCAATCTCCTGACAAGGTATGCACGTGACATGGTTCATATCAGCACGACCTTTTGGGATAGGGTCATAACACAATACACACAATGGTTGATTGTGTTTACCAACTACCATTACACACCTCCCAATGCAACATACACAACAACAAAGAGCATGGTCACAAAGACCATGCCCCAAACAACCCACTCCGAAAAATAACTAATCATAATCTAACTACCTCCCCCTTTTTTTCTCCCTCCAGTAACTCCACGAATGTGGCTGATGACTGTAACAACTTGTTGTCACCACTACCACGATACGTATTGCGTTTTATCGTGGGTTCAGGTACATACTTCTTTAATGTGGTTTTTAACTCATACAACTTTGTTACTTGATCTGGTGCAAGGATATCTCGTAGGCTACTCATTATTGAACTCCCAAATTTAGATGTGTGTAGTTACGTTCTTGTGGAACATCTCTGTTTGCGTCTGCCCACTGCTTGTCATAGAACTTACGCATAGCCCTGTTTTTTTCTTCAGGGGTTAACGAATACTTCTTGTTTCGATTTAACTTGATTGACTTGATTGTCATTTCACTCTCCTTTAAATTAAAATAAAAATTTACAACAACACCAACAGGGTGCTGATATACGCTCGACTCTCGGAGTACTCCGAGAGGAAACCAAACGCATATCGCCACCCTGTTTTTAAAATGACGAAGTTCCTCTGCTATTTCACGGCAGTTCATTGTGGTGAGGTTAGGAACAAAAAAGGATTAAGAAAACTAACGTGCCAACACGACACACTCGACAAAACAAATCGTGCGTTAGTAAAAGTAATCACAGAGGTACTCACAACGTACAACGAACAAAGGGAGGAAGTCCTAAACTGCCATACTCCAATCGGTAACTAGATCAACTCCACGACAGAATTGAAATGGTACTGCTACCGATCTTCTACGTTACTGAAGTTCTAAGTATGCTAAAGATCTCGTGCCTGTATGAGCGTGATACATTGCCCCTACTCTGTACCAACTCTCGGAGTACTCCGAGAGGTTGGCGTTTTCCAAATTGTTAAAGATCGTAGCTACACTCTCGGAGTTACTCCGAGAGGTGCTTTCCAACTGTACTACAAATACCATTATATCATAACCATATTAGATTGTCAAGGGGGGGTCAAGGGTGTAATGTTCCACAATGTTCTGTAATGTTCCATGTAAAAGTACACGATAAATTTTAATTAGATCAACGTGTTGTGTGGGATAGTGTCGGCTTGTTCCAATGTTCCACAGATTATAAACGCCTGCCGAGATCCTCTCTTGACTCTCTCTTTTTATTTCTCTTTATGTATATTTATTTTTTCTGGCGGTATATATATTTTTTTATTGTAAAAGATACCCCTGTTTTTTACAGTAATTGAACAAGAATATCCTTTTAGATCAATGCCTTATATAATGTTCCTCATGTTGGAACATTGTAGAACATTACAAGCACTTTCTCAATTAAATCAATGCTTTATATTGTACTCTTAAAGTAGAAATCTTGGAACATTGTGGAACATTATACATTGTCAACCTCTCGGAGTACTCCGAGAGGGTCTTTTGAAACCAGTTTTTGGTCGCCCTCTCGCCAGCTTGCCCACTTGACACCAGTTCTGGCGTTTCCGCCAGCTCGCCGACTTCCTGCCGACCTCCGCCTTCTTTTGACACCAGTTTCGGTGTCAAAAAAAAAGCCCGCATAAGCGGGCTAATGTTAAAGCATGGATAAACTTAGAAATACGGCAATGATTATAATTACAGGAATCATTATAATTTCAAATTGGTTTCTTTTTACTTTCCTGTAAGTATTTAAAACTTCTTGTTCATTTTCTTCTTCATTAAAAAATGAATTAATTTTAGCGAGATCATAAACTGCACAAGCTAATTCTTCTATCGAATCGGCATTTTTAGGATCATTTTTTAAACCAACACCAGTACGTTTAGAATAAGTTTTATATAACTTTTCTAAACTATTACGACTATTAGTTTTTAATAATTCCTGTACTACGGAATCATTTAATTCTTGCTGAGTGTATCTGTAAATCATTTTAAATACTCCAATAAAAAACCTCTCGGAGTACTCCGAGAGGTTAAGGTTAAGAAAATTACTCAACAGGCACTTTATCGATTATAGCGTCCTGCAATATTACAATAAGTTCTAAAAAACAACTGTGATTACCATTTACAGGGATATTACCTTTACAATCGTTAAGTTGACTGTTAAGACTTCTACACATTGCTTCCATGCCACCTTTCATATTGCTAGGAATCGATATGTTTAAATGCGATACAGCTTCAGATTCAGAAGTTTCAAACTCAACCTTTTTGGCAGGTTCTTTTTTCTTGGCCTTTCCTAGTGTAACTGCACCTCCAACATTAACAGCCTTTCTAAACTTAGTCATATAAGTTTCAACAGTACTGATAGAATAAAACTCATTCAAACGCAATGCTAATTTTTGCGAGAATGTAGAACCATTTGTTGCTACTTGTTTATGATCCAATGATAAGATACCGACTCTTTTAGTTTTCTTATCCTTGTTCTTTTTAAGTTCTCCAGTATCCTGCATTTTCCATTGCACAGGGTTCAACTTGATTTTGCTTTTACGCAAAAAACGGCACAAGCTGTTTAACCTTTTAGATGGTTGAACTTTCTTAAAATTAGCGGCCGCTACTTTTACATTTTCAATAGCTTTAAAAGATAAAACAGCCTGATCAACTTGTTGATCCTGTGTCATACCAACCCAATTAGTATTGGGTAATGCTTTAGCTACGGCTGTAGCTACAGTTTTTTCTTTAATAGACATAACGTAATTCCTTTTTGTTAAGTTATATAGCGACAACGTGCCGCTATGTCTTAATACTCCCATAGAGCTATGATATAGTCTAGTTTTTTGACTGTTTATTTACTCTCGGAGTACTCCGAGAGGTTGACAATTGAAACCCCCCACCCCCCTGTGTGGTGTAGATGGTACCTACGTGCCTATACTGTGTGTTTTGCTCATTGGATTTTAAATTTTTGAAAACACT